TTTGATGCTGATGGATTAGAGTTCAGCACAGTTCAAGGTACTGATATCTAAATAATTAAAAAATACACCGAATACTCCGAATATTTGCCCTGTCATTATTTGGAAAAGCATGTCAAACTCTTATGATGCTATTGATAAAGCACTAGATGTGAAGTCTGAAATAGTACGTGAAAAAAAGAAACTTAGTAAAAAATCTAGTGACCAAGATGATCCCACCAAGGATTATGAATATAGTCGTGCACAATTATATAATCTAGTAGAGAAGGGACAAGAGGCAGTCAACGGTATACTTGATGTGTGTCAGGACTCACAACATCCAAGAGCATATGAAGTAGCAGGTCAATTGATTAAACACGTAGCAGACACAACCGATAAGTTAGTGGATCTGCAAAGAAAAATGAAGGATCTTGATGAAGACAAATCAGGACCTAAAAACGTCACCAACGCCATGTTTGTAGGTAGCACTTCTGATTTACAGAAGATGTTGAAGCAAATGGGTCAGTCTAAATAAACACATGGACAATCTAAACAATGCGTTGAAACGCATCAAAAAGAAAAAAGAAGTGAAAGAGGCAGCACCTCTTGCTATCATAGGAAAAGGACTGGCAATGGCTGGTAAGGCAGTGGCGAAGGGTGCTGCTGCAGCAGCGAAAGGTGGTGCAAAGGCAGCGAAAAGTGGTGCAAAGGCAGCACAAAGTGGTGCGAAGGCAGTAGCAAAGTCAAGCAAACCCGTGGCAAGGAATCTTACCAAACGAAGGAACGTAAAGAATCCAAAGTATAGAAAACCAGATGGATCATTTAATAAAAAATTGTATGATCAAGACGGTAATCCAAAAACACAGGGGTACATGTCAGATATTGAAAAACCCACTGATAGTAGAGCAGACACAGCTTCTGGATCACAAAGACAGACAGCTAAAATACAAGATGCAGAAAAAAGAGATACAGAAGCAAGAGATAAAAAAGTACAAGATACAGCACAAGATCTCAAAAAGAAAACGGGTGACACTGTAAAATCTGTGGGTGATGCTGCTAATACTGCACGTAAAAAAGCAAAAAGTGCTGTGAGTGCTACGACAAGTGCTTTTGGAACATCATCATTCAAAAAAGAAGACTATAATTACGTAGAGGAATACTTGAAGAATTTATGATTTTATGAGTGACATTTATCTTGGTAATCCGAATCTAAAAAAAGCAAATACACAACAAGAATTTACCGAGGAACATGTAAAAGAGTTTCTCAAGTGTAAGTCAGACCCAGTATACTTCACAGAGAAGCATATACGAATAGTGAACGTGGATGAGGGTCTAGTTCATTTCAACATGTATAAGTTTCAAAAGAAACTACTAAAGAATTTTCATAAGCATAGATTTAATATTTGTAAAATGCCACGACAGACTGGAAAGTCTACGACTGTGGTATCATACTTACTCCATTACGCTATCTTCAACGATAATGTTAACATCGGAATCCTCGCTAATAAAGCAGCGACTGCTAGAGATCTCCTCGGACGACTACAATTGGCGTATGAAAACTTGCCGAGGTGGATGCAGCAAGGTATCATCGCATGGAACAAAGGATCCATGGAACTCGAAAATGGATCAAAAATTATAGCAGCATCTACCTCTGCATCAGCAGTTCGAGGTATGTCATTCAACATCATCTTTCTTGATGAGTTTGCATTCGTGCAGAATCATCTTGCAGATGATTTCTTTGCGTCTGTATATCCTACTATATCTTCTGGTAAATCTACGAAGGTCATAATAGTATCCACCCCACATGGTATGAATCATTTTTATCGTATGTGGCATGACGCTGAACGTGGACAGAATGAGTATGTTGCAACTGAGGTGCACTGGTCTGAGGTGCCAGGTAGAAATGCTAAGTGGAAAGAACAAACGATAAAGAACACAAGCAAGCAACAGTTTGCTATTGAGTTTGAATGTGAGTTTCTAGGATCTGTAGACACTCTGATATCAGCGTCAAAACTCAAGTCACTGGTGTATGAACAACCAATAGAACAGAATGGTAAACTCTCTGTATACGAAAGACCATTTGAGAAACGAGATTATATTGTGACAGTGGACGTGGCAAGAGGTGTATCAAAAGATTACAGTGCCTTCATAGTTGCAGACATCACAGAGTTTCCATACAAGATAGTCGCTACTTACAGAGACAATGAGGTCAAACCTATGTTGTTCCCGTCTATCATACATGATGTGGCAACAGCATATAACAATGCATATGTGCTGTGTGAGGTGAATGATATTGGTGATCAAGTAGCATCTATACTATTCTATGATCTGGAGTATGAAAACTTACTCATGGTTGCCATGCGTGGTAGAGCAGGTCAGATAGTAGGATCAGGATTCTCTGGTGTAAAGACACAACTAGGTGTCAAGATGAGCACAACTACAAAGAAAGTGGGTTGCTCTAACCTGAAAACACTGATAGAGGAGGACAAACTTATATTCTGTGATTATAATATCATATCTGAATTGACCACGTTTATACAGAAGAAGCAATCGTTTGAGGCAGAAGAGGGTTGTAATGATGACCTCGCTATGTGTCTGGTTATATTCTCATGGTTAGTGGCACAGGACTATTTCAAAGAGATGACCGATCAGGATGTGAGAAAACGTATATACGAAGAGCAGAAGAATGCCATAGAGCAAGACATGGCACCATTTGGTTTTGTGCTTGATGGTCTTGAGGATGACGAGGTGGTAGATAACGAGGGTGACAGATGGAAGAAAGCAGATGAGTATGGTGATAGATCATTTATGTGGGAGTATCACATATGAAACCCAAGTGTCTTGAACACGGTGGGTATCTAGCATGGTCTGCTACAGGTCACTTACTACCATGTTGTTGGTACGATAATCAAAACAAAAAATATATACCAGAGTTATTACAAGATAAGTTCAACCTCAAGGATAATACAGTTCAAGAGGTGTTGGACTCTGATGAATGGAAAGGTTTCATAGATAAGGTGGAGAGACATGATGATTCTCTTCCTCTTATTTGTCATAGGTACTGTGGATAGGTTTCGTGGAATCAATTTAGATGCTACAAATCATTGCTCTCTTAAATGTCCTGGTTGTGCAAGACAAAGGTTTGAAGATGGGTTGAATGGTTTTGAAGACATGGTAGGTCCTATACCAGGTAGACCTATTACTCTTGAGGAGATGGGTAAGATAACTGATTATTTCAAAGAGATATCATTTTGTGGCACTATATCTGATCCTTCACTACACCCAAAATTTCATGATTTGTTGCAGATGTGTGTGGATAAAAACGTTGAGACCATAGTACATGTAGCAGCGACAATCAGACCTAGCAAATGGTTTACAAAGGCGTTCAATATATCGAGAGGTCATAATGTGAGATGGGTGTTTGGTATAGATGGCAAACCTGAGGACAGTCACAAATATAGAAAAAATCAGGACGGAAAATTCTTATACAATATGATGATAAGGTGTGCTGCTATGGGAATCAAAACAACTTGGAATTATGTGGTATTCAATTACAATGAGAATGACACAGAGTCATGCAGAGCAGACGCAGAGGCAAGAAATATTGAGTTTGATAAAATCATTTCATGTAGGTGGTGGACTGATGAATTACAGTCATTGAAACCATCAAAAGATTATGTTGATGAAAAAGAAACAGGTATAAGGCAGTCAGTGAGGGAGAACGATTCTTATGAATTGTGCGGATAGACACTGATTTTTATAAATAATTTCAGTCTAAAAGTAGGACCCAAAAGGGAGTTAGAATGGCACTTAGATTAGCATCTCCAGGTATTTCGGTTAGGGAAGTTGACCTTACAAGAGGTGGAGTAGACTTTACACTCAACGTTGTTGGAGGTTTGGCTGCCCCTTTTGCAAAGGGACCTTGTAACGAAATTACCAGAGTAAATAATGAGAATGAATTAGTTGAAATATTTGGTAAACCAGGTGTGGGTACCACAGATTATCACTACGAAACGTGGTATGCAGCATCCAATTTCTTATCATACGGTGGTAAGTTAGACATTGTAAGATCTGTAGGTGGTGACCTCAATACAGCAAACGTCGCTGTCGGTTTAGCAAACACTACTCTTCTCTTAGAAGGATTAGAGGATTACAATAACAATCAGGCAGATGATACCAATTGGTATTTTGCTGCTAAAAATCCAGGTCACTGGGCAGAAAATATAAAGGTAGCGATTATTGACAACGCTGCTGACCAAGTAATTACACCAACACTAGAGACAGGTACAATCGCTGCCACTAAGGTTGGATTCGGTGTGACACAGGCACTAACAGGTGTCACTGTTGGAGTTGGTACAACTGCTGCAGCAACAGGTATCCTAAAGGGTGTAGTTACTGGTAAAACAGCAACAACTATTGATGTCAAGGTTGTAAGCACAGTCATCGGTGGTTCAGAAAAATTAGTTGACTATCAACAAAACTCACAGTTTGAGTTCAAGACA